AGCCCAGTTGAAGCCGTCGATGGCCGATAAAGACTGGCGGCCCTCGTGGCCCCCGTTAAAAGTGTTCCGAATGCGCCGATGCCCGCAGCCGCGTACTGATCCGACGCGAGATCCCGCTCCATGGCGGCCCCAGCGCGGATCATCCTGGCTTTGAAGTCAGCGTCGCGCTTCGTGATCGAGATGGTTTTCTCGAGCTGCTGGTTGATCGAGAGACGAGCCCCAATGCCCATGTCCTCGCCACCCATCGCGCTCGATCCGTACTGGAGTTCCGCGACCCGGGCATTCTCGCGGAGCGCGGTTTCGTTGTAGGCCTCACGCTCAAGGAGCTCGATCGCGGTCAGCTCGTCGAGCGCCGCTTTCTGCTCACGTGCCTCTTTCTCCGCGTTAGCTCCTGAGAGCTGACCGTAGATCGTGACACCCGTTCCAACTGCCGCTGTTGCGATAAGCGCTACTTCGACTCCTGACATTTCCTCACTCTTCCGAAGATGGCGTAATCCGTTCCATCAGGCCCGTACCCCCGCAGGATTCCTTCCTGCTGAAAGCCGAGCGCCCATGCCCACCGAAGCCCTATGTTATAGTCTACCCTTACAGTAAACTGAATCCGCCGCAAATTGAACTTCTCTTCGAGGTAGGTCAAAAGTTCCAAGACCGACTTGTGGAAGGCGATCGGGCAGGCCCCCACATCCTCTGAAACGAAGGCCCAGCCGTGAAGGACCCCCGAAGTCGGAAATTTGGCACCAAAAACCCCCAGGACCGTGTCCCCTTTCTTGAAGGTGATCGCGGGCCCAATCAGGTGGGAAGTCGCGATCTCATTGGCCTGTTCCTCCTTGAGCCGAATGTTCTCCATGTGAACCGGCTCAAAATTCACCCGCTCAATCAAACGTCTCTCCTTCAGCGACGATGGCAGTTACCTCGAAGGGGAGGGGCTCGGTCTGCTGGATTCGCATCCGGCCTTCGCGATCATAGGTCGACGGCATCGTGATTCTCTTGTCCCCACTGAAAAGCTCGGGCGAGTAGGCCAGGCCCAAGGATGCAGGCTTGAATTCCACGATCTCGGGGCTCGAGAGTTGCTCATCGCCGATCATGCCGACCTTCGCGTACATGGTCCTGAAGAACTGGACCGTGCACTCGCTGACCCGCTTGACTGCGCCTTGAGCCGTACCGATGACTGAGCCCGCTTCGATTCGAGTGGGGTCGATGATCGTGTCGAAATGGAATCCGATCGTCGAGATCCCGCCCAGCGTTCCGTAATCGTAGGCTGGTTTCCGAGCGTAAGTATAAATCCCCGTGGCCGCAGCGACCGTGCCCGAGCCTTTGAAGACTCCGTATTCTTCGCTGTAATAAACAGAGACCACGGTCGCGGCTGCGAAGTCGGTTCCGAGCGAGTAAGCAAGGTCCGTTGGGACACCGGCATCCAAAAGATTCTGAGCCGCATCCATCATGTAGGGGCCACCCCGGGAGGGGGAGTTTCCGTCGTAAAGGGCGCTCGTCCCGTGAACCGTCTCGATCGGAATGTCGTCACCGATCATTCGCTCAGTGAACCAATGGACCACGTCTTCGATCGTGCGCTTGACAATCATCCAAACGTCAAGCGTTCCAATCACCGGATTAGGGAGCAGGATCAGCGAATTCACGCCGCCGTCGGTGTAGCCGTAGGCCGGGTCCGTCGTGCGGTCGGCTCCGGTCCCGATGATGTCGTCACCCTGGGAGGTGTCGGTACCCCCCAGCTTGTGAGTGTGCCACGCGGTGATCCCGAGCTGCTGGTCGCGGGTCATCCCAAACCAGTTGCCCGCCGTGTCCACGCACCAAAGGGTCTTCCTCGTCTCGTCCCACTGGATCGTCCGATATTTCTTTCGGCCCGCCGTGATCAAGCCATACTCGGTCTTCGGGTACTGATCGAAAAGCAGCTGCACAGGCTCGGCGTAGTAGCGAGACTGCACGAAATTGTACTGGTAGGATCGGACCTCGCGCAGGGTCTTAGTAGCGAAGATGATCTCGGTGCCCACCTTCTGGGCCATCATGTAGTCGGATCCGTAGCCGCTCTGCCGCTTCACGAAGCGAGCATTGGCGCCGAAGGACCCATCGACCGTGTCCACGAACCACTCATCGTCTGCCGTGCCGATCACGAGCTGGTTTTCATTGATCATCCAGTTAATGCGGGAGATCTGGCTCGAAAGAAGACCGATGCGGAAGGGGTTGGGCCCCGTGGGCCCCGTGGTCACGCCATCACCAGGGCTCGAATCTTGGAGCATCCCGATGATCGACATCACGTCGAAATTGTAAGCCTTGGACCACCAGATCGAGTCGGGCATGTGCTTCGTGCCCGCGTACCCGATGCGGTTCTGGTAGAGGATGACCGACCTGGGCCAGCCACGGTAATCGGACCACGCGGACTCCCACCAGGCTGCCGATGCCGACGTGCCGCCGAAAGCCACGTGGACCGTGGCCGTGACACTCGTACTCGAGGTGAAAGCCGTGATTTCCGCGCAGCCAACAGTACCGCTCACGTTGACTTTGAAGAACGCTCCTACATGGGCAGTGTTGAAAAATGCAGCACTCGCGGTCAGTGTGCGCCCGGTACCGACGGTTGCGGCGCTGATCGCGAGCGTGATGGCCGAAACGTTCTGATCGAGGTAGGGCCACGCGTTCATGAGGTCAGCACCCGCGAACGTCGTGATCGTGCCCGCAGCGTTGTACTGATCGAAGGTGCCGAACTTGAACGTGTTGGCTGCCGTCCGGAAAAGCCTTCGAGGCTTGTGAAGCGGGTGAACCATCGTCATCACGTCAACGCTCTGAACGTACTGCACCTCGTGCATCTGATCGTCGGTGGTCTCATCAGCGGCCATCGTGGTCAGAGTCGGGAAGCTCCAAGGCGGCGTGCCCGTGACGCTTCCGCTTGAGCTCGTCGAGCTGTTGGACGTAGGCCTGAAGTATTTTGCGTAGGCGTTGCCACCAATCGTTTTCGAGATCTGGATCGCGTAGGACTCGGACTTCGACACCACGAATGGAAAGAGCCTCGGAGCGTGGTTCGTCGCCTGGGAAACCGAGCTCTCGTGGAACGTACCCGGGCGGCGATAAGCACCCCCCGAAAGGCGAGGGATCGCGTTCAGCATGAGATCAGCGCCGTTTTTCACAGCGGCCAGGTCCATGCGGCGACTGGCGGTCGGACTGATCTGACCCCCAGTTAAGTTGTTTTTTAAATCACGGAAGACTGCCATGGGTCCTCCTTAGACGCTCAAGCCCGTTGCGGATCGAAGCTGCTTGATCGCCTCGAGCCGGTCCAAATGTCTGCTTCCAGGGGTGGGAGGGTCCCAATCATCCCATTCATCGCGCGCGCCTGGGTCAGGTTGTTTTCGTAGGCCTTCGCGGCCAGATTGTGAAGTGCCGTGGATTTCGTGAGCGAAAGCGAGAGCTCCATCGCGAGTCGCCACGCGAGGGTTTCCGCGAAGAGCGAGCTCCAGTCAGAGGGGTTCACGTTCCGGTAGATGTAGAGCATCGGGAGCTCTTCAGCGTCCGAGAGGAACTTGTCGCCTTCCTGGGTCCAGATGACCGACTTGTCCTCGAGCTCGAGCGCCCGCAGGCAATCGGATGGAACATCATACTCGTAATCGTAGCCCCAGTCGGGGGTCGTTTCAGTGGGATTAAGAGTCGTGCGCTTCAGCGCGAATTTCCAGCGGTGGGCTGAGAGCGCTTCATCGCGGAGGTAAGCAAAAAGGGTGTTGCACACAATCGCGGCCCGAGTGTCCTGAGTCAGCGATTGGATTTTATCAGCGCCGCACTTGAACAGAGCGCTGTTGCAGATCGTGACTTCGGTAGTGATTGGTGCTGGCATGAGGTGGTAGGGGCCCCAAGGTCATAACTCCCCAGGGCCCCAACTTTCCTTAGATGTAAAGGATCAGGAGACTGACCGTGCCGGTCGTCGCGTCCGTTTCACCCGAAACAGTGATCGTCGGCTGAACTTCTGCCGAGAACTGTTTGTACTTGCCAGGCTGAGCCGAGGCCAGGAGGCCCGAATCGGATTGAGCCTTGCCAGCCGTGTGAACGTCGATCGTGTCCATGAAGCCGTCAGCATCGACCGCTTCCACAGCGTCGTCCGAAGCCAACCAACCGACCGTGAGCGCGCCAGCGGACTGGGCATCAAGGTCGCCGGAGTCCATGCTCACGTAGATCACGCGAGCGCCCTTGGGGATCTTGGCGCCCATGTAGATCACGTCGTTCGCGGCCAAGTCTGCCGAGAGAGCGAAGGTATCGAAGATCGCCTTCACGGGCCAGTGAGAGAATTCCGCCCGCGCTGCGGGGGTCGTGTTCAGGACCTTCGTCGCTTGAACACCGTATTTGATTGCCATTTATTTCTCCTTTGAAAGTTGTTTGGAACAAGGCGAAGGCCAGGAGTCCCCAGGACCCCCAGCCCTCAAAAATTACGCCTTGTAGGTCATCATGACGACAGCCGCTTCTTCCATGCGGACCGCGCCCATGTCTTCCGAAGCGTACACCTGAGTGGCGTAGCTGCGGTCGTTGCGCTCGTCAACACGGGCCTTCGAGAGGCCGGGGTTACGGCCCTGAAGGACGCCGTTCTGAGCCCAGGCAACCGCGAACTTCTCGGTGCCACCAAGAGCCGTCCCACCGGAGTCATAAAGACCCGTGGTGGTATTGAACTTGTACGTGTTGGTGTCGTAGGTCGCCGCCAACTCGGAGGCAACCTGCTCGCAGTGCACGAACTTGAAGCCCATGAAGGTGTCGATCTCACCCTGGACCAGAGCCTTGACCGTGTTGTAGTCGGAGCTCGTGATCGCGGTTTCGCCGAGAAGGGCTTCGAGGAAATCGGCAGCGTGCGCGATGTAGCGCTTGCCCTTGACCTGAGCCGCGTCCATCAAGCGCTTCGTTTTGCGAAGCAGCTGGATGTTCGGGTAGGCGAGAGCAGCCGAGGCCACAGCGGTGACCTTCTGAGCGTTGCCGAGAGCCTGGGTGCCGGAGCCGTCTTCGCCAGTGCGAGCAGTGCCGACCGCAGCCTGGATGATGACGGTGTCCTTCTTGCGACCGATGGCGTTCGCAGCAGCGATCGCGTATTCGTTCGCAGGATTGTGGATATTTTCGACCGCGTCCTTGTCGTCGATCAAGGTGCCCCAGTGGCGGGTCAGAGTGCTGACCGACCGACGGGAGTGATCGATATCGAGGTTCGGGGTTTCGGGATTGCGGGTCGTCTTATCGACGGCGACGGCGGTGCCGAGGCGATCGAAGGACTTCTGCTTCCCGTTGAATTCCTCGTTACGCACGAGGCCCGCAAGCATGGAACCTTCTGCCTGCGAAAGATGGTAGACGTTGGCCGAAAAGGCCTGGACTCTCCAGGCTTCAATTTGACTGTTCATGAGGACTCCTCTGACAAACCGGCCTAAGAGCCGGATTAGAAAATTTTAATTTGTCGGAAGAATTGCCCGTTGCCGGATTCCGCCTTGGCCTGAATGCGGGCCTGCGCTGCCCTTTCGGGCGCTCCCACGAGCAGGATCGATGAACGATTGTCCTTGATCCTGATCGTGGGGCACACCTAGCAGCTTTGTCAAGGGCTACTTGCCCTTGGTGAGCCTCTTATACAGACTTTCCGCTCGAGCATTGATGATCTTGTGATTCGGATGGTTCTTATCGAAGTACCCGTTGTCCTTGCCGTTAGCCCGAATTTCATCGAGCTCCGCCTGGATCTCGGACACCGTAGAGCCCCCATCACCCACCCCACCCTCGTGGAGCTTGTCTTCTCCCAAGAGCTTCGCGGCCTTGGAGAAGATCTCGATCGTGAAAGCATCCCCGGACGCCGTCAATTGGTTGATGAGAGCCTGAGCCCCCTTCTTCCCTTCGTCAGAATCACCCGAGAGCTCGCGGATCGCAAACTCGGCGCGGTCAAGCTCGCGAGAGTAGGCGTCGCCCCACTTCTTCTGGAGCCCCTCGAAGCCTTCTTTGGCGGCCTTGTCCTGCGCAGCTTTCCGTTCGGCCTGCTGGTTCTTCTCGAGCCCGAGGTACCAGCCCAGCATTTCCTGAGCTTTCTTGGGCAGCATGCCGCCCTTGATCGCCATCTGCTTGAAGCCGTCCAAGAACTTCGAGTCGATCTTGAGACCGTCGGGAGTTTTGAGCTCGAACTTGTCCGCGTCGGGCATCCCGATCGCTTTGTAAAAGTCCGCCCACTCCTGCTCAGTAGCTTCGGCTTTAGGAGGGATCACACCCTTCTTACCGATGAGCGCCTGCGCGTGCACGAATGCTTTCGCGAGGTCGTTGACGTCTTTGAAAGGCTGGAGCGGAGCGGCCGCTTTCAGATCATCGGGTAGAGAATCACGCCAAGAAGTAGGGCCAGCACCACCAAGTCCAGCAGGATCTCCCCCACCAGCGCCACCTTTAGCCCCAGCGGCACCGGCTCCGCCAGAACCCTGGCCGCCGTCACCTCCCGAGCCTCCCCCACCCTGGCCACCGCCAGAGTTTCCTGCGCCTGCTCCTCCACTATTTCCACCACCATCGCCCGAACCTCCGGGATTGTCTCCACCCTGACCAGAACCACCGTCCTGGTTGCCAGGGTTATGAGATCCACCAAGTTTCATACGTCACTCGCCTTTCATCATGTTGTAAAATTCCGCCACGTCGATGCCCGCTGTATTGAGGATCGTGCAGATGACGGATCGTTGACCCACCTGCCGAAGAAGCAGATTGGGATCTATCGCCGGGAAGTCGTTCACGGCGTGAAACCTGTTCATGAGATCAAAGAGAACTTTCTTCCCCATCTCGGTCTCGAAGACACTCTGGTAGGCGATCACGAGATCTCGTGCGGAATTGATCCGCTCGTTATCCTCGCGCTCTTTTCGCGCCTTCGGGGTCTCCCCCACCTGTGCCTTCGACCGTTTACCCTTGAGCGTTGCCATTCTTGCCCCTGATTGCTGTGATCACGGGGGCAACATTCTTGGCGACCTCGGAATCACTCTGTTTCTTCGCCTGATCCATGGCTGCCTGTTGAGCTTGAGCTCGCGCTTGACGAAGCGGAGTGATCTCGCGCTCGGTGTAGAGGTTCTTCTCGGCCAATCCGTAGATGCTCCAGACATCACGGATCACGCCGTCCGTCTTGATGAGGTCGAGCCCTTCGGGCCCCCTGAGCTGAGCGATCGGAGCCAGAAGCTGGATTGCGCGCATCATGTTCTGACCTTCGCTCATGCGCTGGGCACGAGCCATCATCGACGAGTAGCGGACCTCGAACTTCCTGCCTCGGATCTTGGCCGGGATGTTCTTGATCATCTTCCTGCGCACGAGGATCTCAAAGAGCCGATCGATCACGGGCTTCAAGAGCTCGAAATGCTGGCGACCCAGGACCGGGCCCATCAAGCGGAGGTTATCTTCCGCCCGCTGCCGAACTTCTTCGGCGGTCATCTGCGGCCCATCCTTGAGTTGCAGTTGATCGACGTAGAAGCCAGCGCGGATACGGCGCCTGACATCTTCCAGCATCTGCTGGCCGAAATCAATCCGAGCATCCGTGATAAGCGGGAGGATGCGATCCGTGCCCGGGCGAACGAGAGTCAAACCGCCCGGCGTGAGTCTGACAGCCCCGATGACCCCGTCATCTTGGACCATGAGAGGCGGATCGACCGTCTTCTGCGCGCCCTTCAGCACGGTGAGCATCATCGTGTTCACCATGCGGATGTCGGCGAGCATCTGCATTCCAGGGCCGCGACCGTACTTCTCACCCGTGGTCTTGGACCAGCGCGGAGTCGCGTAAGGGAACTCGCGATAGCCGTCCTTTGAGAGCACGAACTTCTTGTCTTTGAGCACGTAGGTGGATTTGAAAGCGTGCTTCTTGAGGTCGCTTTTCTTGGAGTGCTTGGGCTCGACCGCGTGAATGATGACGAGGTCCTTGTCGGGACTCTTCTCCAGGCACTCGATCACGTGCGGATGCATCTTCTTCTCGCCGAACATCCGGATGACTGCTTCGGGTTTCAACTTGAATTTCCGGTAAACGGTGTCGATCCGGCCGATCGTGTTCTCGTCCACTCGGACTTCCGCCATGGAACGGGCCGAGAACTGGACCACGTCTTCCTCGTGCTCGCCCATGAAAAGTACCGAGGTCCCGATGGCCCCGAGGTCTAGGTAAACTTCGTAAATTTCGGTCTGGAAGTTGGAGCTGTTCAGCACTCGGAACATCAGATCGCCAGTCTCCTGGCACCACTGCTTAACTTCCTCGTCATCGTCGAGCTCGGGATCGTTGAACGTGATCTCGAAAAATCGGAGCTCGGGGTTGGTCAGCATCCCGTGAAGGGCTGAAGCCAGCATCTCGTTCGCCAAGATCGCGGTCGTGTCGTAGAGATCTCC